CACACCGGGGATCAGGTGAAAGGAGATTTAAAATGGAAAAGACATATTTCGCACTCATCGGCACCTCACGTAACGCTTGTGGTGGGGTTCGCTGGGCAGTTACCGGATTCAACTCACAAAAAGACATCATTGGATTTGCTTCCGAAGAGTGCAACCGCGCTGGCGAATCACTTGAAGATTTATCCGGAATCGAAATGGTTGGTGTAAATCCTGACGAAGATGGCGATTTCGAGAGCTTTGAACCGAGCCGTGCTTTTGCTGATGGTGAAGAATTCAATGTAGCTCTTGAAAAACTCAATGATGATGGCCGAACATACTCAATTTTCGATGATTCAGATGCCGCCGCTGTAGCTGAATTCATTGAACAAGCTGATGCTGTTGGTCTTGGCGACAACGCCAGAGCGTTGGCAGAGTAATGGCTGCCAGCAAAAACAAAGCCCTAAACGCCCTGCCCCGATTCATCTGGGGCGAGGCGGTTTCAGAGGCTGGATTTGAGCCACAGGATTTCTTGATCCATAGCCGATACCCGCGCTTCATTTGCCGTGTACATGAGGGCGATGATGTGGACACGGAGCCGGGAGAATTTACTAGCGAGATCGGACTGCACCCACACACACAGGAGCCGATCTACTGCACCAATGCCGACGTGAATTTCATGGATTTCGTGTGGCTGGACAAAGGCGGCATGCCACCGCCGAAAGCGGTCAAGGAGGCATGCGATGCGGCGATCTTAAACTACATGATGCAAACCGATGAATATGGAATCAACAACGACGACTGAAAATAATGGCGTAGTCAGACAGCGAGTCGGACGGCCAAAAGTAAAAGAACCGGCCAAGACACGAAGCATCAAGCTGACTGATGCCGACTGGGAGAGATTCAGGGCAATCGGCGGGACAAAGTGGCTAAGACATTGGATAAATGACAAATAGAGAGGATTGAAAATGTATAACGTTTATGCTGTAAAAGTTGTAAATGGAGAGAAGGAAAGAATATTCATTAAATCAGTAGAAACCATGCTTGAGGCAAAACATATATGCAACGTCTATACTCTTTCATGGGCAGACTATGCATATGTTAAGGATACTATCGGCGGGGGGACTGTTTTTTACCTTGATAATTCTGATAAGTATGAGCCGCGGCGGCCCCTAACAATCCGACCCCACCTGTCGCAGCCATTGCCGGTATAGTTGCATGCCCGTAAATATCATCAACATACAACCTTTCTGGATCAAATTTTGCAGCATTTGCATCTTTTACCGGGGCGCTCTTGAAAACAACAACTTCACCTGGTGCGGTTATTCCCTTTACACCGGAAAAAGATTTTAACTTGTCCAGTATATCCATAGCACCATCATTACCAAAATGCGCCTCTAATGACTGCCATATCTGGCCACCGGTAATGCCTTCATCGTTTCCGAATGACCTTAATTCCTTGGCTAAACGATTTCCACTTTCCCCATAATATTTATCTGTAATTATATCGGCCACATCGTAGGCTAGTTTCGGGCTATACCCCTTATCGGCAACAAGATAACCTGACTTTGGAATAGCATATTCCCTTAAATCAGGTTTAGCGAACCCTTCTGCCTCGTTCTTATTTTGGGTATACCAATTCCCAGTCCTTTTGCCGTCTATTGGAGTTTTTCCGCCGCGCCAATAGCCACGTTCCATATCGGCCGCGTCCATTGCGGAAGCCCTTAATGCATCATCAATACTGCCTTTTACTGGCTTCGTTTTCATGAGCAACCCGGCCAAAGACGGAACAAATGGAAGAACACCAACACCATTCAGCCCTGCCGAAAGATAATCACCGCGCCTTAAATCATCAGCGGCCAACAACCCGCTTGCCAAATCCCCTACGCCACCCGGGATAACTCCAGCCATACCTTTCATTGCATCAACAGTTTTTTGATTGTCAGGATTATTGTTAAACCCATTCCAAAGTTGACTCGCAAGTTCAGTTTGCGGAATTTTTGATTCTGCTGGAGTGTTTGCTTTCAGATAATTGAAAAAGTCATCCAAAGCCATTTTTATGCTTTCTTTGATTCACCATCATCAGGATCGCCATCTCCCTCTTTTTCCCCCTGCAACTCTTGCAGCAATTCCATCACGGCATCGACTGGCGTTTGTTTCTTGTCCAGTTCCTGACCACAGTGGGGGCAGTATTTTTCATCAGGCTTTTTCATGTTTTCTCCAATCGGTGTATGATTTAATGATGCACATTGATCCAATCCAGCTTGGTCATCTCGTCGCCATGGTCATAGTGGCAATTCTATTCAGTCGATAGCGCAGGTATCGCTGGAAGCAGCCCTATAGGGATTGCTCTTGATGCCTTTGCTGGCTCCAAAGTTAGTGCTTTACCAGCATTCAATGCACGACTCGCACCAAATGCCGTTGCAACGTCTTGAGCCGGGTTAGCAACAAATGCAGCCCCAAATGGAATCTTTCTAACCACGCTATTGTTGAGTAATTTATCAACTAATGCCGAGAATGAAGCTGCTGCCGTGTTTGAATTATTTACGGCTGATCCTGTTGGCTGGAATTTCTCGTAACTGGCGACACGTCCAATTGCCGCCAACCTTTGTATGTCGGCGTCATCAAAAAATATGGATAGTTTAGTTTTCCCAATATCCTTTAACGCCTTATGGAATGTTGCCGGGGAGAAATTCCCAACTTCATCAGATGCGCCATTTAGCGCTTTCCCTTTGAGATGAGCCAGAATCTGGCTGCGTACCGCATCCATTGCTTCAGGACTGGCTTTTACAGCACGTTTTAGCATGTTCAAATCGCTGGCATTGGCATTATTTCCAGTAATAAACTGTTGGACGAATTTATCAGGTTCGATACCATCACGAACCGCCTGTAATGCTGGTGTTTTATCGACAATCCGCATCCACTTTGCATTGGTTGCGCGGGCTGTTCCAAACGCCTTGATCGCGTCCTGTCCAATCTCCTGACCTTGGATAAGTGGCGTATCATCCAGAGCCTTTCTAACCAACCCCAAAGCCATTCTTTCAGCTTTATCTGAACTGGCTCTTTGCAAGTCTCCAATGCGAGTCTTCAACTGTTCCGCGACATCAACAGTTAACGGCATCTCGCCTTTTGCTGCCCTATTCATCAGGACTCTAACATCGGCTGGCAATTTACCGCCCAATAAAGCCTCATCCAGAAGGTCATTAGCCCTGTTTGTGAACGCATGCGGGTCAAGGCTTGCGCTGCGACCATCTGTCGCCCGCGCATTCGCATACAATCCATCAATAACAGACTTTACGCCACGGTTGCGCTCATCAAGTGCGCCAATTACCTTCTGTCCTGCTGTAAATGCATCATCAGCAGTATTTGCACCAAGATCATTTAACCCATGAATCAATACCGCATTGTTGTTATTCTGGTTTATCGCAAGTTGCTGTGCTGCTGGATCGCTGCTATTTGCGCCGATTTTTGCCAGATTCCGCTCACGGGTAATATCAACCGGATTAAGCGTCAGATTTGAGCGCGTAGGCGTAGCTCCAACTGCACGATAATCAGCAAGACGGCGTAAAGCATCTGGTGATATTTCCTTTCCAGTTTTGAATGCTTCGGCAACATCTCCACGAATGGCCTGCTGAACAGAGCTTGGCAATTTATCCAAAGTAACGCCAGCTTGTGCTAGTGCGTTATCGATTTTCTGGGTTGCAGGATTTGAAAGCATCGACCTTGCCGCATTAATTCCTTTATCAGCAAGCGCTACAGCACCAGGCGCAACTACCCCGCCAGTTAATGCCGCCAATAATTGAGCAACACCACCACCACCTGACTCTCTTACAGAACCGCCAGCCCCGGCAGAGCCGATTGCGCTAGAAGCCTGAAGCCCCGGATTAGCCGCAACATTTGATGCAATAGCATGAGCAACAGGGCTTGCAACCTTACTTGCCACAGATGCTGCACCTTTTACCAATCCGCCAGTGCCCACCAGCGTCTTTGACATATCCCCAACAACGCGCTCTGTGGCGTTCTCAGGAGACGGAAGGCCGATCCAGTCTGACAACTCCTTCCCTGTCTGCGCTGCGGTATGTGCATCAGTCCCAAGCAGTGCATTCATCCCTGCTGCGATTGGGTCAGAAACAAGACCAACAGTTCCCAGACCTCCTTCGATAACATGGCGGGCAGTTAATCCTGCCTGACGCCCAAGCTCGTCAGCAATCGATCGTTTAGGCGCGTCAAGATCGCCATTGAATGGTTTAAATCCTGATTCACCATCAAGCTCCCCATCGAACTCACGATAAGCCATGCTAATCCCCTATGAATTTCTTTCCGTCTGGTGTCTGATAAACCGGCTTCCCTTTGCTTGTGCCGATCTGCTTGGCTCCTGACGGCAGCTTGTTGACTGGCTGACTCACAGTTGGTTGACCCGTTGGCCGGGAATCAATTGCCGTGTCCTGATAAAGATAAGGCGTGTAATCCATCTCTTGCGCACCATAATTTCTACGCAAAACGTTATTTTTTGCCATCTTCAGCTTGGCTGCGCGTGCATTTAATGCCTGAATTTCAATAAGGCGCTGCCTCACAACTTTCGGGTCGTTGATATTGGTGACAAGCTCATTCCAAGCGCGCTGCGCATCCCCATCGGTCTGAACACCTTTATTCAGCGAAAGCGATGCGTTGCGCATCTTTTCAAGCGTTGATTTGAAGCTTTGCAGATTGCGGCTTTGCTCATCGCTCATTCCTGCAAAGTTCTTTGCGCCACTTAATGCGTTTGCCAGAAATCCGAGATTTAACGAGCCGCTATCAATCTGTTTAACAAAATTTGAAAGGTCTGAATTAATGCCACTTGCCGAAGCAATAGACTCCAGATTTTCATCTTGCAGCTTTAGCGCAGCGACTGGCATTGGCTTTTCTGGAATAGATCCAGAAGCTCCGGTCTTGGCATCCAATTGCCTGATCCTGGCTTGGTCAACAGCAATCCCTGATCTTTGCTTTGCGGCTCCGGCATTGGCCTGATTAGCCTTCGCCGAGTTTTCACCGATAACGCTTGTGCCAATATTGTTTATCTGGTCAACTCCACTGGTAGTACTGTAAGTTCCAGTTCCACCTGGCAATGCCGCATGCGTATCCTTGCCTTGTGACAACAAAGCAATATCTGCCAAGCTGTTGCCTTGCGGATTCTCACGCAAATCTCGCAGCACAGAGGCGCGACCAACCTCTAGCGGGTTTGGATTGGCTTCTAGCGTTGATGCCTGCATTGCAACATCAGCGGCATTTTCAGGCGTTACCCCAGCCGTAATGTTGTTACGCTGGATGCCTTGTCCAATTTTCTGTAAATCGATATTTTTGTTTCCGCCAGCAAGACCAATTCTAAGGTTGGCCAACACCTTAGCCGCATCAGGCATCTTATTGGCGTAGGAAGTCACTAGAGGAACATATCCTGTCTGCTGATACTTCTTGAAGTCATCAAATGAGCGCCCTTCCGTGCCTACGCCGGAATTGAGCAGCGCAATCTTGCCAAGGCTGTCATCGCTTCCAAGCTCAATCTCACGGCGCTTCTGATCTGCTTCTGCGCGGGCTTTTTCTGCCTGCACGCCTTTCAGTTCTATGTCCGATTGAAGTTGATTTACCTTCATCCCATCCAAAGCGCCCTTGTCTGCGTAGTCGGAGTTCCCGCCAAACGCACCCGCCAACATCTGGCCCAATGTCATGCCAAGCTGTGTTTGATTACGCATTTAGCCTCCCCATGCCGAATCCCATTCGGCCGCTTTGCTATCGATATACTTTCCAGCAGTAGGAGCAAACCCGGCCATCAGTCCACCAACTAAAGAGCCATTATTTTGCGCTCGACCAAGCTGCGCATTGGCAGAGCGACGCACACGATTGGCGTCATATCCAAGTCCGGCCAAATCGCTTGTAAGCTGTCCACCCTTAAGCGATTCATCGTTGTACATCAGGCTACTTGCCGCATTTCGGGCCATCAGATTGGCACGCTTGCGAATGTCTTCAGCCGCATTGGCGGTTTGCGTTGCTTTCGCCCTGGCATAGTCGGATGAAAGATTACCTTCTGCCGCTTGCGCAACGTCACCCTTGCCGCCGTCACTGGCTTTCACCAAGGCATCAACAAGGCTGGCTTCCTGCTTTGTCGCGGCATCCTCATAACGCTGGTCGCGTTTGGCCGGATCGAATGTATCGGCCGCAAAAGTCTCAATGGTGTTGGCCTTCTGCTTGTTAATCTTGGCTTCTTCCTCAGCGGCTCGATTGATGATGTCCTGTTGATTCTTTGCAGCATCATCAGCGGCAGATTGTTGCATCATCATTCCAACGCCCGAGAGCGCCGCAGATAACAGCGCCCCCTCCATCCCACCAAACGGAAATATGCAGCAGCGAAGCATGAACATTGGATGAAACAGGTTGTCCGATAGTCTCATTCTGGGAAGCTCCTAGATGTTCCGTTATACGCCCCGCCTATCTTTCCGTAGCCTGGCGATGTCTTGGCATAAGGGTTAGTCGTCTGGTTGTAGGCATTGGTATATGCCGCCTCTTTTTGTTGATTATTCAGGATGTCGAAGAATCCCTTTAGCGTGGTCGAATTAGCATCATCCTGCGCGGCTCTGGCATTATTCGCCATGCCTTCATAAGCCTGCTGCGCGGCCTGACCTTCATCAAGTCCGGCCTGAATGTTCTGGATCAGCTTTACCCGCGTCTGGTCATCCGCGCTTCTGGCGTTGTTTGATGCTTGCGTCCCCATGTTCGCGGCCTTCAGGACGCCTTGATTGTAGGCATCGAGAATGTCGCGGTTAACATCCACATCCCGGCTACCACCAGACAATCCAGCACGAGCGAGCATGAACCCGAGGTCGCGCTGCGTAACGTCACGATCCTTGTTCAAGTCGATCATCGCGGTATTTTTGGTATCGTCACCAATCTTTGTGTAAAGCCCTTCCCTTGCCTGAAGGGCTTCAGCATTCTTTTTGTCTGCGGCAGAAATTGAGTCTGCAACAGCTTTGTCATAAGCGGCTTTATTAAATAGCTTGTATTTTGTTGAAGGTTGATTAAACCCATCAATCCTCCCAATCCCCATGGGGGAATTGCCAAAAGGATTTGTGTTTTTAACTTGCTCTGTAATTAACTGGTAGCCTTCGGGAACACTGATAGGCTTGGATTGATAGCCAAAAGCTCTATAATTCGGCTGTTTAACATCCTGCGTGTACGCATTCTGGTCAATAGTATCTGGCTTATGTTTCCCGATGGCGAATATGGCATTAATATTTTCAACCGCCTGCGCAACCCGCGCCTTCTCGGCTGCATCACGCGCAGCCGCACCACCATCCCCCCCGCCGCCGCCTTTGTAATGCCGGGTTCCATCGCGTGAGAATCGTCTTAATGCTTCAGGGGTCTTGATCATGGTATGTCTTTCAAAAACCAACTTCCAGCTCGTTTGTAACCCATCGCTTCATAAAGCCTTGAAGCGCCATTATCACCTGTTCCAATGCCGGGACGAATCTGCTTAACCCCCATGGCAATGCACCACTCTTCAAACCGCTTGATCATCTTCACGGTCAACAACCCGTTTCTGTGTTCGGACTCAATATAAAGGGTGTAGTCAATTCCCATGGGATCGCTGGTGTACCACGGCGTATAAACATCACCCATCATCGCACCTACTACTTCCCCATCCTTTTCTGCCACGACTGCAAATCCTGCTGAAATCATCGTTTCAACTGTTTTTGCAACTCTTTCAGGCGAATAGGTAACGTGCTTATAGTTGGTCAGGTCATGAAGATGCTGCCCCATCTCTATGATGCGGGGGATGTCTTCAATGGTAGCTGGCCTGATCATAGAGGCGCGAGAGAATCGAAATAAAAGGTAAGCTGATGTAGTTCAAAATCCGCGTTGTCATAATTTCGGATAACTGGCGCGATATTGGTTGCAAGAAGCTCGACCGGATACAGATAGCTTGACCGCGTATCCCCCGAAACCGTCACCGGAGGATCTGTGATCAAGTCTGTATGCCGCGCATCAAACCTGTGCGAAATCTGGCAAGACCCCGTAACCACAGCATCCATCCCCTGAATCTGCTTGAGCATTCCTGGCATCTTAAAATCAAGGTATGCAAGCTCGATATCAACTGAATACAGCGTCCCGTCATCTGTTTTGACCGAACGATCCACCTTGTAAACGTCATTGCCTGATCGGATATACAAGTCAGCGTTCAGTTCGTCCATGTAATCGAGCGTGAACGGGAACTCATACAGGCTCCATGCGCTAACCCCGGATGTACGGCTAAATGTGAACACCATAGCCTTTGTGCCAGAATAAAGCCAATACTGCCCACCACCACGGAAATACTGCGCCTTGGCATTGGCAAGCGTAATGAAATCTCCGTCCAGTAAATCACGGTCAATCGGCGAACCGACATCGGCATCAATCAGGTTTGTCGTAACATCCTGCCGCGTGATGGTGCGAACTCCTGCCGGAGACAGGAAAAACACATCACCGCTCATATTGGCGTGCGAGTAAGCAAGCGTAGAACCGACATCCACTGCCTGAAGGAATGAGTGCTTTGCAGGGTCAACGTCAACCTGCCATATTTGCGATGAATCAGCGAAAAATACGACAAGACGATTTGAATAAAAGCCTAGAGCGGTAGCTTGATTAGCCCCTGACTGTTGAAGCCCAACCGGAAGGAATCCGGCATCGTTAGCAGTAGTCCAGTCGCGCGGGGCATTTGTTTTGCAAAATCTCACCGTGTCGCCGTTCGTCCCTACCGCCCACATCTTGCTGGAAATCTTGGTGACAGGCGCCGTATGCGGACAATTGGCATCAACGACATGCGTAGCCCCGGGTGCGGCTCCGTCCATGTAATGATGACGTTTCTCCCCGCCGCTGTACTCTACGGCCGCATAAACATAACCGTTGAACACATCGGCATAGTGAACCGTAGAAAGGGCTAAAGCTGCTGTTGTAGGGCTTCTGACGTTATGCGACTGAAATAGCGTGTTGGCATGGCTGATTGTGGTCGTACCGCCATAAAACGTATTCAGCTTCCCATTGCCTGAAAAAAGGCCGGTCGTTCCGGCCTCAAGCGTTGCCACCTTTGTTGTTCCTGGGCGCTTCCTGATTGTCCTGCCTTCTGTCGTGTAGGCATTTTTCAGGACGCGGAGACGGTTGGCGTCAGATGTTGACTGTCCCTTGCGTAGATCAAGGCCGAAATCGAAACGCTCAAAAGATATGCTGCGCGGCATGATGGTTAAACGTCCTGGCTTGAATCAACATAGTCATACGGGCCTCTTGCTACCTCTCCCCCCCACACACTTTTCCCGCGATGCTTGGCTTTTAGGCGAAGCAGCATCGCATCCAGTTGGCTAGAGTAGGTTTGTGCGTCAGGTTGCCGATAATGTGCCTTGGCATTGGATAGCGCATGCAAATACACAATCTCAGATGGCAGGCTCACGCGGTCGCTATCAACGTTCAGCGCATTCAGCGTCTTGATGTACTCGAAGCGGAGTGTGTATTGATTGTTTGGCGGAATCGGCCATATTTCCAACTGGTCGCGCCGTTCGTACTTTTGCGGAGCGCCGACATTAGGCAGGCTTCTATCGGCAAAGCTAATCCCTTCCGATAGCGGGATGATGCGGTTTCCCCACTTCACCCAGATTCCGGTGATCCGCTCTATATTGCAGTCTGTCGGATAGTCATAGAACTGCTGATCCGTTCCGGTTGCGCGTTCTTCTACCCTCTTTAATTCCAGCCAGTCGAATTGCTCATAAAGCTGCGTCTGCGCAGAGCGAATCATGGAGTCTATCAACTGCGAGTTAACGACTCCGGCCTGTCCAGCCATGCCATACCCGAGCCTGATTTGAATATCAGATCGGATGTCGGCTAATGTTCGCTTAAGCGGCAGGCTCATTACTCACCCTTGGCTGCGGCAATGGCATCTTGAAGTTTTGCAACACCCCATGTCTTTGTGGCATTGATGCCAAGCGCCTTGGCTTCTTCCAGCAAAGCTTCCTTGTCTCCACCACCGATGGACGCAAAAGCGGCTTCAAATTCATCAAGATTGCGGAATACATTGCGTGTTGGGTTCGGGTTTTCGTTATCGCCACGGAACCGCTCTTGCAAGCGCACAAATTCTTCTTCTGTATCGAAAGTTGAATCCTTCACAGGCGGCTTATCATCAGTCAATACAATGTTTTCTTCACCATGCATCGCACGGAGAATCTCGATTTCATGAGGAAGTACGCTTAACGGCGTTTGTGAACCGGCACCGCGAACCACTAGAACTACTTGAAAAGGCAATGTGACTTTCATTTCACCCCCTAGAAAAATTCCCCGCCGAAGCGGGGAGGTTGATTATGCGAGCGAAAGCACCGCATTGGAATTACGCTTACCCAAGCCAAGACCAAACTTTGATGTCATCGCAAAATGATACGTATATTGGTCAATCGGACGACCCGGATAACGCATCTTCATGAAATCTGAGCTGTCACGGCGAAGCTCGATACCGCCTTGGCCCAAGTTCAGCATATAGCAGCGCTTGGTATAGGCAATGCCGCCAGTTGTAGGCAGGATCGAAGTGTCATCGAACTGCGGAACATAGGTCAGCGGGATACCATCAAACTTCAACGTATTCGTTGCCATATCGATAGCCAAAGGAGACCCAGAGCCGTAATTGACTTGGGTGACATTTGCACCTATCACCGCATTGCGCAGCGCATCGTAGAACGATCCCCCGACAAAGATGTGCGTAAAGCGGCCACGGCGCTTGATGATATTGCGTTTTGCTTGCTCCAATGCGTCCTGCATTGCGGACAATGTAGTACCGACGTTTGCCGTGGCAATATTTTGCCAGTAGGTATTGGAAGCTGCGATATTGCCGATAGTTCCGGAGCTTGGTGTCAAGCCAACCAGCGTATCAATGCCAGGCTGTGAGTTGGTATCAGATCCGTCTTTCCACAGCAGCGCGTGAATGTGATCCTTGACGCCTTCTTCCAGCGCCATGAATTGCGACAGGATCATGTTTGTCAGGGCAATGGCTTCTCCCCTGGTGGCGGTGGACTTGCCTACATCATCGTTGACGGTGATACCAGCGCGCTTCAGTTCGTCCTCGTTCAGCACGAAGCCGTCGTGATGGTTCATCCAGTCAAACTTGGCAACATCGTTAGGGCTGCGGGAGTTGTAAGTGACCTTACCGTTACCGCTCCACAGCTGACCATTGGCATCGTTGGACTTGAAAATATTGATGGTGAAGCCGTCCACACCGCCGTCAATGTCCTTTGCCTTTGGCAAAAGCGCATCCAACAATGGACGATCAGTATTCATCTGATCGATAGGCTTGTTCTTTCCGTAGCGGGTAATCGCTACCTTGCCGATTTTGGCAATTTCGACTGCATTTAGAGCCATGATGATTCTCCTATATCGTAAAAATAGATTTCATTTCCACGGATGGGCGAATCCCAATACAGCCCTGAAACTTGGCGAAAGTTTCCATTCAGCCATTACTCACCGTCCAGCCCTAATTCCTGCAAGACGGCTTCCTG